TTACCCCCCAAAAACTGGAGCAAAGAGGATGTCTTCTGATAAAGAGCTGTCTGACTTATCTTTAGATAGGAAAGAATGCCCTAAGTGTGGTGCCTTATGGTTAAATGGTGAACACTATTGGTCTGGCACGGGCAAGAAAGGAAATGAAGTAGATCTTGCAGGTTTAGTCTGTAACAAGTTAGGTGATGATACCTGCATAAATCCATGCAAAGGATCTGAGGGTGGGGTAACATGGGCACAACGTCTAGAGGAACTGGAAAATGACCACCCCAGTAACTAAAGAAGAAGTTCAGGAGATGATCGATGCAGCAATACGACGACACAACCGTAATGCTTCTATCATTAGCATGTGCGTTGGTTGGGTGGTTCTTGCTTTATTTGCTGAGGGACTTCTAAGACTTATCGGTGTTATTCCTCCTGTCCTACCATGGCTAAACATTACCCTGAACTGATTGGTATCGTTTTATTGCTGGTCTTTGCTGGCACCATGTTCTATCAAGGAACAATGATTATGAAAGGTCATCGTGGTTATCGGCATTGTGAACGTGACAAACAAAAATCAGAAGAAACAAGACGTAGGATCGAAGAACTGTTAAAGGGCAAATGAACGACGAAGAGATTATCTTTACCGATAGAGATGAGGAACTTTTACGTCAGGCAATGCGTTTTTTGAAACACAGAGAACTACTAAAGGAACCATTCGACGGATACTGGGAGGACGAAGATGACATTTAAGTTACTTCTTTGCTTTGCTCCACTTGCTATCATCTACATAGTAATGAAACTATCGGTATGGTTTTTAGGTATAGAATCTGAAAGAACCTATGTCAGAGAAGAATCCAAACGACCACACGGACCCTATGTGGCAAACGCATATGAAGATGTTGACGAAGAGGATGAGGAGTATGGAAGTAAAACAGATTATCGATGATGCTTTATTTGAATACTATTCTGAAAGGGGTCTGGAGGTTCCACAGTGGAAAATGCAGAAAGATCCTCAGTGGTGGATCGATTACTTAAGGGAACTTGGGATAGACCAATAATGGAACACTTGTTAGGAAAAGCACTTGCGATCGTGGCAATCCCTTTTGTGATTGCTACAATCTACTTCGGTTCAAAGAAAGGTAACTACTATGAATCCGACGACTATAAGGGTAATGGAACCGCACACTAGACAACGGTTTCATTTCGCAGCATCTTCATTCTCAAGAATCTTTGGAGTCAGTCATGTCACTGGAAGCATGATTGACTTTTGTCATGAATGGGCAACAAAAAATGAGGTAGCACCACTGGATTGCGTACATAATGTAGACATATATTTCAGAAGATTGTGGGACACTTCGCACGGTTTGTAATGGAAACCTGGTATACCAGGGCTATACTTGCTTATCTTTTGATTGTGGTTCCCATCATGGGCATGTGGGCAGTCCACAAATATAACTGGCAGCATTGGGATCCTTTTTCAAAAAAGGGTTGACAGGGCAGCAGACTCCGTACTATAATAAATAGGTAAACAAATGTTACGAACCTTAAAGGATCTGTTACATTGTCTACCTGCCGTTTGACCGAGACTAGGCAGGGTTACCAATCCGTCTCTCATATCTCAGTCTGAGGGTGACTGAGAAATAAGTACCTCCACCATTTCCCTGATGGATCTACTTACTTGTTCATAACAATGACTGCTACACTTTCACGTCAAAAACAATCGAATACTTGGGAACAGTTCTGCAACTGGATCACTTCTACTGACAACCGTCTTTATGTTGGTTGGTTCGGTGTTCTGATGATCCCCTGCCTGCTTGCTGCTACCACTGCTTTCATCGTTGCCTTTATCGCTGCTCCCCCTGTGGACATCGATGGCATCCGTGAACCCGTTGCTGGTTCACTCATGTACGGAAACAACATCATCTCTGGTGCTGTTATTCCTTCGTCCAATGCTATTGGACTTCACTTCTACCCCATCTGGGAAGCTGCTTCCCTAGATGAGTGGCTCTACAACGGTGGTCCTTTCCAGCTTGTAGTATTCCACTTCCTCATCGGCATCTATGCCTACATGGGTCGTGAGTGGGAACTGTCTTACCGTCTTGGTATGCGTCCTTGGATTTGCGTTGCTTACAGTGCTCCTGTTGCTGCTGCTTCTGCTGTCTTCCTGGTCTATCCTTTCGGTCAAGGTTCTTTCTCTGACGCAATGCCCCTGGGTATCAGTGGCACCTTCAACTACATGCTTGTCTTCCAAGCAGAGCACAACATTCTGATGCACCCCTTCCACATGCTGGGAGTCGCAGGTGTCTTCGGTGGTTCTCTGTTCAGTGCAATGCACGGTTCTCTGGTTACCTCCTCTCTGGTTCGTGAAACCACCGAGAATGAGTCCCAGAACTATGGTTACAAGTTCGGTCAAGAAGAAGAGACCTATAACATTGTTGCTGCTCATGGATACTTCGGTCGTTTGATCTTCCAGTATGCTTCTTTCAATAATAGCCGTTCTCTTCACTTCTTCCTTGCTGCTTGGCCAGTGGTCGGTATCTGGTTTACTGCTCTTGGTGTTAGCACTATGGCATTTAACCTGAACGGTTTCAACTTCAACCAGTCGGTCATTGACTCTCAGGGTCGTGTACTGAACACCTGGGCTGACGTTCTCAACCGTGCCAACCTGGGTATGGAAGTTATGCATGAACGCAATGCTCACAACTTCCCTCTTGACCTTGCTGCTGCTGAAAGCACTCCTGTTGCTCTCACCGCACCTGCTATCGGTTGATCTAAAATAAAATACCCAAAGATGGGGGACCTCGGTCCCCTTTCTTTTTCTTCAATAATGTTAAGTTTTTTATAGTATTCTCATGGTTGGAAAACTTGATCCAGAAGAAAGAGTGCTTCCAGAATGGTTTGAACAAACTTCCGACGAACCATATGTGAGGCACGAATATAAACTGACCTATTCTAATGGTCAATCAGTTACACATGATACATGGGAAGATTTGAGAAATGATTGGTGGAATACACCTGCTCAATTTCTGTCTCACGTAGAGGTGTTGGATAGAAAACAAACAAACAAAAAATCAAATGGAGGTTTTAAATAGTGGTAGCATCTACACTTTCACAACCAATTAAACAGAGAGGATGGTTCGATGTACTCGACGACTGGCTTAAGAGAGATCGTTTCGTTTTTGTTGGCTGGTCTGGACTTCTTCTTTTTCCCACAGCTTATCTTGCTCTTGGTGGTTGGCTTACTGGGACAAGTTTCGTTACGAGTTGGTACACTCATGGGATTGTATCCTCCTATCTTGAGGGTGCAAACTTTCTTACTGCGGCAGTTAGTACTCCAGCAGATTCTATGGGTCATTCTCTTCTGCTTCTCTGGGGTCCTGAGGCTCAAGGGGATTTCGTCCGATGGTGCCAACTTGGGGGACTCTGGACTTTTGTGGCGCTCCACGGAGCCTTTAGCCTTATAGGTTTCATGCTTCGGCAGTTTGAGATTGCACGTTTAGTAGGGATTAGACCGTATAATGCGATTGCGTTTTCTGGACCTATTGCTGTCTTTGTGTCTGTTTTTCTCATGTATCCTCTCGGACAGTCCAGTTGGTTCTTTGCGCCGTCGTTTGGTGTTGCTGCGATATTTAGATTCCTCCTATTCCTCCAAGGTTTCCACAACTGGACGCTCAACCCCTTCCACATGATGGGAGTTGCTGGTATCCTGGGTGGGGCTTTACTTTGTGCCATTCATGGTGCTACAGTAGAGAATACTTTGTTCGAAGACGGTGATCAAGCAAACACTTTTAAAGCCTTTGAACCGACTCAAGAGGAAGAGACATATTCTATGGTCACGGCTAACCGTTTCTGGTCGCAGATTTTTGGTATCGCCTTTAGCAATAAGAGGTGGCTTCACTTTTTTATGCTTTTTGTTCCTGTCATGGGTCTTTGGACATCCTCTCTGGGGATTATTGGTCTTGCTTTTAATCTTAGGGCTTATGATTTCGTGAGTCAGGAGATCAGGGCAGCAGAAGATCCTGAGTTCGAGACTTTCTATACCAAGAACATCCTATTGAATGAAGGTCTACGTGCCTGGATGGCACCTGTCGATCAACCTCATGAGAACTTTGTGTTCCCAGAGGAAGTTCTTCCCCGTGGTAATGCTCTTTGATGTCTAACAATAGACCGTATGAACCTATGCCCAACTGGGTTACCTGGGCAGGCATAGGTCTTATGATATTCACCGTTATTATTTTCCTAGTATTCACTCTTAGTGTAATGTATTTCGGATGATTAGTTCAGAGACACCTGAAAAACTTAGAGAAATCATTATAGATACTTGGCCAAACCTTTACAGACCTCCAAAAAAGGAGTATAATGATGACAATCGAAGGAAGACCCGTGCTGTCTGACAAAACTTACAAAAAGTATGTTCTTGAGCACCTTGAGAACTGGGTTCATGATGCCATTACTACTGAGGATGTCACTTCTCAAGAAGTTTATGATGTCATCGTCAAGTGTATTGAGATTAATGTAAAGTATCACAAGGATAACTTTGATAAGAATGCAGAACTTCTTTCTCTACTGAAGGGTCATCGTCCCTCTGTATTTGATGCCTCTGCTCATGAGTTTGATAACTGTGAGTATGATGCTGCTGGAGCAAAGTTTCCAAAAGCAGAAGGAAAGGATTGGCACGATTTCTGGGAGTCCTATGAAGAACCTTCTACTCAATACACTGAAGAAGAAATGGACGCAATGTGTGAACAAGCGGCAACCGAAAATGATAAAGACAAGTGTCGTGAGTATAACCTGCGTGAGGCAGAGTACTATACCAAACGTGCCGAACTAGATGCCGAACAGGAACGTCAGAAACAATGTTCATGTGACTACTGATTTCAAAATCAACTTTTAATTTCAAGATCTGGGGAAAAAATTTTCCCAGATTTTTTTACGCCAGGGGGTCGATTGTATAAAGATCTAAATAATACAGACACATAAATAAACGGATTTTGAATGGCTAGTATATTCAAGCCGAAACGGAGTAATGTTGTAGGTCGTGTTCCTACAACAGCCGACCTAGTTGAAGGTGAAATTGGCGTCAATATACCTGACTCCAAGATTTACATTAATACTGGTGGTGTTATCAGTGTAATTGCAGACGCTGCTGCAGGTGGTGCTGGATATCAAGTTCTGACTATTGATGATGACGGTGATACTCTTCAGGCAAACAAAAGATACTCACTTGATTCAAGTGGTGGACCTTTGACTTTTGAAATGCCTACAGCACTTTTAACTGCTGGAACTTTTATTGAATTCGTTGACCTCACTGGATATCTGAACATAAATACCGTTACAATAACTAATCCTGGTGTTGGACTATATGATGCTTTAGGAAACTTAGATGAGTTTCCACTCTATCTTGATATGGCATATGCTGGATTGAAGATTGTATATGATGGAACAAATTGGAGAATGGTTGCGTTAACTTAAATGGCACTTTCACAAAGCGGATCCTATCAAGGGGACATCAGTAGGTCTAACAGCTACTGGGTTTATGCTCTCAGAAGAGACAATGAAGGTATGCTCTGGTTTACCAAGGTAAGCAGTGCTTCTACCGAAACTGATATTGATGTTGGTATTAGAAGTGATGGAACTATGGTTCCTGAGTTTGGTGACTATGAAGATTACGTTTTGGAAACTACCCCCGAGAAATCTTTTACCAATCACCCACAAGATAAATATCAACAGTTCCGATTTGACAGTCGTAACCTAAATTATTTCTTAGACGAAAATGGTTACTTTATTTTAAAAGTAACTGGAATCCACACTTACTCTGGACCTGTATAACGAGAACCAAAGATGGCTGAATTTAGACTTGGCAGACTTAAGTTTAACTGGAGAGGTGATTGGGCAGCCTCGACGGCATATGTTGTTGACGACGTTGTAAAGATCGGCGGCAATACCTACGTTTGTACAATCAATCACACATCGGCAGGAAGTGCTGATGATTGGTACGATACTGATTTTAATATCGGTACTCCTAGATGGCAGGTAATGGTTCCTGGTGCAGACAGTGTTGGTATTTTTACAGACGGAACATATTACGGTCCAAACGATATCGTAAGTTATGGTGGTGTTCTCTACAGAACTCTTACACCACATGTAGGATCTGCGTTTACTAATTCATATTTCACTCCTTATGTCGAAGGTTTTGGTAATGTTGCACCTTTCAGCACAACAACAACCTATAAACTAAGAGATCTTGCTTCTTATAGTGGCAACGTTTATGTTGCTGCAACTTCTGGAATTGCTGCTACAACAGTTACACCAAACAAACGTGCTGACCAGTGGGATATTTTAGTCACTGGTATCTCCACCGTAGCTATCAGTACCTATGCTGCTGGTGTTACCTATGATCAAGGTCAACTTGTAACTCATGGTGGTAATACTTACGTTGCTATTTCTTCTTCTGTTCTTGATGTTGCACCAGAGGGTGATGATTCTGGTCTCGGAACTTCTAGAAATAGCTGGTCTCTGCTTGTAAGTGGTCTCAGAAATGCTGGTGTTTGGCATACAGACACTCAATATTATAGAAATGATGTTGTAACATATACGAGTTCTTCTTATATTGCGATTTCAACCGCAACCCGTGGTGATCAACCAGATGTAAGTGCCGACGAATGGGGACAACTGGCTGCTGGTGCTGGTTCTGCTACTCTGACAACCAGAGGTGACCTGCTTACCAGAAGTGCCAGTGCTCCTACCAGAATCGGTATTGGTTCTGCAGGCATGGTTCTGAAGAGCAATGGGTCTGATCCACTGTGGGGATACTTCGGTCAGCAAGCTCAAAACTATTACATTGGTCCTGATGGTAGTGACACCACTGGTGATGGATCTACTCTTGAAACTGCATGGAGAACCATCGGTTATGCAGTTACAAACGTAACCACACCTGCGGTAATCAACCTTTCGGCTGGAACATACGCAGAAAATCTGCCTATCACAATTCCTCCTCACGTTGACTTACTGGGTGCTTCTCAGAGACAGACATTTGTTCAACCAGCAACTGCTGGTATGGGAACAACCACGATGTTCTTCTTGAGTGATTCGGTCATTCTTGAGAACCTCACTATGCGTGGAATGTCTGGTTATGCCAAGACAAATAGTAATAGTAATTCTATTCTTGCTGTTAATCCTGGTGCAGTCGGTTGCTACTTAATGCTCAACCCACTGGACTCTATTACACAGAAGTCTCCATATATTAAGAACTGCAGTTGTCTGTCTGGTCCATCTATTAGTGAAAGAATTGGATTCTCTGCTAATGGATCTGCGATTGCTGCATACATTGATGGTGATGTTCATGCTGGATTTGGTGATTCAGTAGGCAACAGATCCATGGTTATGGATGCCTACACTCAAATCAACGACCAAGGTATTGGTATCTGGGTTGATAATCTTGGTAAAGCAGAAATCGTTTCTGTGTTCACCTATTTTGCTGACTTTGGATATGTTGCCATGGACGGTGGCATCATCCGTGCTCTGAACGGCAACAACTCTTATGGTCAATACGCACTGAGTGCTTTCGGTTCTTCTCCTGCAGAAACACCACAGGAAGGACACACTAGAGGTGAGAAACTCAATCTTCTGTTTGCTTCTCTGAGTGGTAGTGTTTCGGTTGGTGATACTATTACTGGTGATACTTCTGGTGCAGTTGGATATGTTCTGAGTGATCAGAGCAATTCTGATAATCCATTCCTTATCTTTGAATATGATTATATTGGATATGGATACACCACATTTGCTGATGGTGAACTGTTACGTATCGGTGCTGGTATTACTGCATCTGCCGCAACTACTAATTCTACAGAAGGTCTGAAAGGATACATCTTCCCACTTGCAGGTCTGAGCACCGAACCACAACCAAGAGGTGTCATTCAGTTTGCTAATGATCAGTATTCTGGTCTTGGTTCTGAAGGTAGAAGCACTTATGGTTTTGGTATTACTGCAATTTCTGGTTATGCTGGACTTGGAACTGATACTAATGCATACACACTCTCTGCCGTAACTGATTACGTTGCTGGTACTTTTGGTATTGTTGGCACATACAATACAACACAGTCAGCACTGGGTGCTCAAGGAACTTATACTGGTGTTGCTGTTACCACTAATAATAATGGATCTAATGCTCAATTTACCGTTGTTATTAATGCCAGTGGTCAGGTAACTGACATGACTCCTACAACGGAAGGTGAAGATTATCTTGAAGGTGACATGATCACTGTTGATGGTTCAGACATTGGTGGTCTTGCTGGTGCTGCTATCACTGCTAACACCTATCCAAGATCTGGAACTGCTATCCTGAGACTTGCTGAAGAGAAGACAATTGAAGCTGC